CTAAGGCTATCACTATACGAATGGTTTGCCGGTTTAGCTTAGGGTATAACAAAGAGGTTGATTCTGATGAGCTGCACTAATTGTATAACAGTAAAAGACGCACCACTGAAATATAAGCGCTGCCCAGTGTGTGGAGGTTGGCGTCCATTGGAGCCCCAGGAACAGGCTAAGGTTGATAAGAGGAAGACTAAGTAATGGCATACGCAAAGCAGGAACAGCTATCTGAGAACTATGCAGAAGGCTATGAGACTGATGAGCCAGAAGAGAAACAGGGCTTTCTAGAAGGCTTGCTTGAGTCTGGAAACATAGTGGACAAGCTTGATGATAATGCCAAGCACACAGCCAAGACTTTAGAGCTATTGGGTGAAGCCAAGCAATCAATGGGCTCATGGCGCAAGAAGTATAAGCGAGCTATCAACCTGGCAAAGTTAAAGGCTATGGCTGGCGACACTGAGATAACAGAGAAGTCCTTCCCGTTTGAAGGCGCATCAATGGCAATGCTTCCATTCGTAAGTGAGGCAATGATTGATTTCAATGCTCGGTCAGCACCTGAGTTAGTTTGGAGTGAGAATATTGTACGGGCAAGGATTTACGGCGGCCCTAAGTTTCCAGAACCCAAGACACCTAATCCTAATCAACAACAAGATCCCAATCAGCAGATAGAAGAGGCGGCTGGTAAGAAGATTAAGGACATTAAGGAAGAGCGGGCTGAAAGGGTTAGTAAGTATCAAAACTACCAACTAGCTGAAGGTATGCCGAACTGGAGAGGTGAGCAGGATAAGAACTTAATGATTCTGCCTTGTGTCGGTACATCCTACAAAATGACATACTTTGATTACGACAAGAAAGAAGTGTGCAGCGATTTATACCTAGCCGATCAGATTATATTTGACCACAAGAATAATAACTTTAGAGATGCCGAGGATGTGTTTCTAGAGTTGAAATATACTACTAATGAGGTGTTAGGGTTTATCCGTGGTGAGAACGGCTGGGATATGTCAGAGGATGACCTAGACGAGGATGTTAATAGCTATGATTTTGTCAAAGCTTACACTTTGTTTGATCTAGATGACGATGGATTGAAAGAGCCGTACTGTGCAATTGTTTGCATGAAGACTACTAAAATTGTAGCTTTGTATCCCTACTTCGATGAAGACACGATCAACAGAAATGACAAAGATGAAATCATTAGTGTTGACACATTGGATTGTATAACTCAATACAGATTCTTACCCGATCCTGAAGGTGGACCAATGGGTCTAGGCTGGGGGATATTGTTTGGCCCAATGTTCGAGGCTATCAACACAAGTCTGAGACAGTTAATCGACTCTACAACTATGTCTATTGCTGCTAGTAGTTCAGGGTTTATATCAATGGACCTATCGTCCGGGCTTGGTAACTCAACCCAGGCAGGCCCTGTAGATCTAGTCATGGGCAAGATGCAACCCCTTAATATTAGAGGTGGTTCATTCAAGGATGCATTCTGGCAACCACCCTTTGCTGGACCAACTCCGGTCCAGTTTCAGTTATTAGATTGGATAGAGCAAAAAGCCAAGTCAATGACTAACGCGGCGGTGAATATCGAATCTATTCCTGGAGAGGCAGCGGCTTTATATGCAGCTAGGTTGAGGCAAAGTTTAAAAGTACCAAACTCAATTACAATGAGAGTCTATTCAGATGCCAAGAAAGAAAAGGCTAAGATAGGTTTACTCAATCACAAACACTATGACGATGAGCTGTATAACAAGATACTCGATGAAGGCAAACAGCATTCAATGGAACGTGATTTCGATCCAGATGATTGTGACATACGCCTAGCTGTAGACCCTGCTCAAGGCTCTGATATAGAGCGCATACAAAGGGCTGAGGTAGTATTGCAAGAAGCTAAGACACAACCCCAACAGATATTAAATCTTAGAATTGCCTATGTAGGTTGGTTAGAGGCCTTAGACATACCTAATATGGATGAGCTAGCACCAGAGCCAGATCCAAACGCAGTTGATGAAGACAAACAGTTAATGATTGCACAAATGCAGGCAGAGATTGAACTTAAGAAAGAGGACCAGGAATTAAGACGTGGTGAACTTGACGTTAAGAAAATGAAGATGGCGCATGAGTCAGCCAAAGAGATGGAAAGCTTAGGTCTCATCAGTGAAAAGCAAAGAGCTGAGATAGGACATAAGTATGCAGAGACCTTGAAGATCATGTATGAGATAGGTTTAGGTGCTCAACAAGGAGCACAAGCCATTCGAATGATGGACGGTCAGTTTGATACAATTTTCGATGCCGAAGGAGGCGCAAGTGACAGACAAATACCCCAGAGTATCCCAAACCCAGGTGGACCTATGGTTAATGGACCCAGTAACCCAGGCATATAAGACTTGCTTGGACACGGCTATTGATAAAGCTGATAAGGATTTAGCCAGTGGCGATAACGTGGATATAACTAATAACGATGCTTCAATGAATCGAATCCACTTAAAGATAGGCGGTAAGGAGGCATTAAGAATTATGTCTGAGTTTGAAAACATACTAACCATTAGTAGCATGGTTGAGGTGCCAAAGGATGAAGGAGAGGAGGTTTAAGATAGTCATGTTAAGCAAACATGTTTATGCAAGCTGGGGAAAAGGTATCTCCAACAGGGTTATAGATGAACTACCAGAAGGCGCGGTTATTCTAGACCAGCAAAATAACTTTGATCGAGCAGGGATGGATATGCTTGTTTACCATGAAAAGTTTGATGTGGTGACATTGGGAGGGAAAGTACCTCGCATGTTATTGGATCTACCCCTGAACACTGAAGTAAAGAAACCTAAATTAGTTTTTCCACATTAAGGATATGGAATGATTGAGATAACGGAAGAAATGATATCAGAGGCAAGAGACCTTATAGCGAATGGAGACCCTGAAGCGGTGGGGTATCGCATTCTCATTAAGCCTCTTGATGCAAGTATAGCCATGGCTAAATCACAGATGGAGAGCTTTCCTACGCTGGCAGCTGCTGATTTTCAGGATAAGACTGAAGACCAAGCCGACAGGGAATCTAAGGGAACTCATCACGGTATCTTAGCCCATATAGGACCGGGAGCGTTTAAAGGCGATCTCTTAAAGTTTGAATGTGAATGGCCAAAGGTTGGAGATGTTGTAATTTTAGACAGATACACAGGAACAGAGCTAGAACTACCCCCAGGCAGCGGTGATAAGTACCGATTTGCCAACGATGAAGCAATCCTAGGGATAATGAAATGACTGATCAAGCGGCGATAGATGCAGCCTTAGACAATCTGAACATTCAAAACGATGACATCACAGCAGGTTTGGGCAATGAAGAGCCTATTATTGAGCCTGAAATCAAAAACGATGAACCAATAGTTGATCCAGAGCCGATTGTTGAGCCAAAACCACCTGGTTTCCTAACATATGAGGAATGGATTGAAAAGGGTAAAGATCCAGCAGAGTTTAGGGGTGAGAAAGCTTATTCAGCTCATTATGACTCAATCCAAGAGGTTCGAGAGCTTAAGGGCCTGGTTAAGACTGTTCAAGAGACAACCAACGATTGGAAAGCTACCCAGCAAGCACAGATGCATGATCAATATGAACGAGATCTAGCATCAGCTACCGCGGAACTGAATACGGCTAAAGAAGAGTCAGACCTTGACGGAGCATTAGCGGCAAAGGATAAGATTAGCAATCTAAACAAACCAGCACCAGCAGCCCAGCCAGTTTACGAACCAGCACCTGAGATAACCAAATTTAGGCAAGATAACCCAATCCTAGACCCTAATAGCCCGCAATACGACCGGGTATTCGATGCCACTGTGATTAAAGCACAATCAACAGCATTGAATAGATTAACGGGTGGAGATCAAAGCATTATTGTTAGCTCTGAAGAGCTTAATGGTACGCTGAGACAAGCTTTAGCGGTGGCCAAAGACATTTACCCAGACAAGTTTAAGAGTCCTAGGAACCAACGGAGAGGGCAAGGGCAAACACCAGCTAAAAGGACTACTCCGAACACTGAGGATTACGGGTCAAGACTTAAACAGCTTAAATCAGGGTCATTGAACTCAAGGGATACAAGCCCAGAGTTTGATACCTATGAAATGATCAAAGCTAAGGACCCTAAACGGGCTGAAAAATACGCTAAAACGATGCTGGGAGAATAATCATGGCTAACAAGACAAGTAAAACTACTGATCGAAAAGAAACAGGCGCTAAAGAGTCTATTCACAAGGCTGATGACACAAATAAGCATCGAGTAGCCACTGGTAATCGTTTAAGGATGGATATCACCCACTATCTAGCAATGCCAATCTACCAGGACAAGCAACTATTCTGGGCAACTTCCCGTAATGGAGATGTTGAGCACTGGATAGCCTGCGGGGCTGAACCTGTGCCAAAAGTAGGCAGAGCTGGCAAAACATACGCTGGAATCAACGATAGAGCAGAAGATCAGTATGAAATTGCTCACAGTGTAAGCGTTATTGAGGGCGTGGCTGAGGATAATTTCTTGATGTTCATGCCGTTAGAGGACTACGACCGGGCAAAACTTGAGCCATTACGCAAACGACAGGAAGAAATCGATAGGGCCATGGGTATTGGGTTGGTCGATTCAGAAGATGTAGTAATGGATCATGTTAAGGGCTTGAAAACATACGCTGGCAAGATAGGCGGTGGTAAGAGAGGTTTAAGTACTGAAAGAGTACAAGAAATAAGCCACGATGTTTAGAGATTGAAATATGTGCTAATATAGCGTATATATTTACCGATTCACTCACTTAAGAATAGTGAGACCATTTTATAGCCACCTGGCAAGAGTTTAGGTCTGCTGTACGAGCTAAGAAGGCTCAAACAACATACTTTAACTAACCAGGAGGTCATTAAAATGGCTAACGCAGACCGCCCATCCGGGCTAACTCCAATTGGTACTCTTTCGGGTGCTGATTATCGAGGCCAAACAAGACGAGTTGTATTTGCCGCAGGTGATGCGGTGGCTTGTTTTATTGGCGACCGTGTAAAACTCACAGGTACATCTAACGCAGCTGGCACTATGCCCGTTGTTGCTCAGTGTGCCCTTACCGATGCTGCCATTGGTGTTCTAATTGGTTTAGAGCCTGATGGATCTGATGAAGGCTCGCTTTCTAAAATTCACCGACTCGCATCAACTGCCAGAACTGGTCTTGTTGCGATGGGTGGAGATATTCTCTATTCCGTTCAAGAAGACTCCGATGGTGGTGACGTTGCAATAACTGCAGTCGGGCTTAATGCTGAGATTGTTGTTGGAACTGGCTCTGCAATCACTGGAATATCAGGCTCAGAGCTTGATAGTTCATCTGCAGCTGGAACCTCAACTCTAGCAGTTAGAATTCATCACTTAATCGATGCTCCAGATAATGAATTAGGAACTAACGCTCGTTGGGCGGTTACTCTTAACGATTATCAGGGCGACAGACAACAAACGGGGATTTAATATCATGGTCGGAATAGTAACCCAAGGTAATCATGCCCGTTCGTTACAGGAAGGGATAAACGCCGTCACGGATATCGAGTTTAAAGATTATCCGATGGAATACTCAAACATCTTTGAGGTTAAAAGTTCAGAAAAGGCATATGAAATTGATGTGTCTGCCTCTGGTACTGGATTAGCTTCACTGAAACCTGAAGGTACTGGTACTGAGTACGATGCAGAGAAACAGGACTGGATCACCACTTATACCCATGCTGTTTATTCACTAGGGACTATAATTACTATGGAAGCCCAAATGAATAACCTTATGCGTGACTTAATCCAGAAAGCTGGGACTATGCTTAAGCGTTCGTTAGTTCACACTGATGAGCAATTAGCGGCTAATGTGATTAACAACGCATATACAGCAGGTGCAACGGCTATCGGTGATGGTCTAGCAATCTTCTCCACAGCTCACTTACTTGGTAAGGGCGGAACCTTTAGTAATCGGTTCGCAGCTTTCACTCCTTTGAGTCAGGCAGCGGTTGAAGATGCAACTATTGCGATTGAAGATTATCGTGATGGTGCTGGCCTTCTAGTGATGGCAAAAGCTATGAAGCTCCACATTCCACGCCAACTACGTTATACAGCTGACCGGATCTTGGACTCACGGTTTGAGCCTAACACCGCTAATACGGCGACAGTTAACCCAGTTGCAGGAATCTTTCCAGGCGGCTATCACGTTAACCATCGTTTCACCTCTGCCACTGACTGGTTTATCCAGACTGATGTCGATGACGGGTTTAAGGTGTTTAATCGTATGGATTATACCTTCAGCCAGGACAATGACTTCGGAACTGAAAACTTTCGAAGTAAGGGTATGTTTTATAAATCCTATGGGCTGACGTCCCCTAGAGCCTGTTATGGTAGTGGAACCTAAGTAAGATCGTTTTATAAATATGGCCCTCGAAAGGGGGCTTATTCGAACTATGAGTATTCTAACGACCCAACAGGGTTCATAGGAGAAACAAATGAGTGCTTCAAGTTATCCTGCAGGGATAAACAATTTAGTATTGAGGAATGTACCTCTATTTCAGACCAATCCAGGCAAGGTTTTCTGGGTTGATAATGCAGATATCTTATTTGATCAAGGTACTGAACTAGCTGGAGTAGATCAGGCCGGTGGTGGAACTTTCCAGAAACCTTTTAGAACCTGGAATTTTGCGATTACCCAGTGTGTGGCTAGTCGTGGTGATATCATCATTATAAAGCCTGGTTACACGCAGACAATTACTTTAGCAACTGAGATAGTTTTAAATATTGCTGGAGTTACAACCATAGGTTTAGGCGCTGGCTCAATGCGGCCCACCATTACCTTTGGAGCTGCAGCGGCCAATATCCCGATTACAGCGGCTAACATGGCTGTTAAGAATATTCTCCATGTTAACAACTTTGCCGATGTTGCATCGAACTATACAGCTACTGGTACAGCAACGCCTACGGATTTCTGTTTAGAGGGTAATGAGTTTAGAGACACAAGCTCCATTCTAAACGCACTTGCTGTTGTCACTGGTAACGCAACTGCTAACTCGATGGACGGCTTAACCTTTGTAGGCAACCGAGTATCAAGCTTGGGAACTACTGCAGCTACCACAGCAATTAGTATTCTTGAGGACGCTAACCGGGTAACAGTGAATGATAACTTTGGCACTTGGGCGGTTCTTAATGACACGCCAGCGCTGATGTCAATGTCTACCTTTGACCTACTTGATTTACAAGTTAGTGGGAACATTGTCTATCGTCCAAACACGGACACATCAGGCGGTGGAATACTGATTGAAGGAACCACAACTGCATCAACTGGCATGGTGACTGATAATAAAGTCCACTGTTTGGATACAGCTGGAATTCTTTTAATTACTACTGGCTCGAAACTAGGGTTCACTGAAAACTACGTTTGCGGCCTAGCAGATGCCAGTGGTTTCTTACTTCCAGCTGCAGATACAGACGCTTAAATAGGAGCAATTAAAAATGTCAAATCAATGGTTTTTAGATCAAGCTCGGCTTGGCAATATGTACCACGCTCATAGTACAGGCGCGGGTGCGGTGACGGTAATTCACGCCACATATACAGGTCTAGTACTATCAAACCCACTAGGGAGTGGTAAAGATCTGGTAGTGGATAAAATGAACTTCGTCGGAACAACACTAGCGGCCATCGCAGGTATTGGTGTAATGGTGTCTCCAACACTGCTAACAGCTATACAGACAGGGACAGCGGGTGTCATCCATAACGGGAGGGTGTCAGGGTCGAACTCTAACGTAGGAAAGGGCCAAGCTCTTGTTGGCGCAACATTGTTAACGACACCTGTTTGGTTGCGACCAATGGGCTTAGATAATATCACTGCAGCTATTACTGGCTATAAAGGGTTTGAGGCAGATTTTGGCGGATCGCTTGTTATACCACCTGGAATGTATGCGGGTTTAGCTACCTTAACCACAGCCAGGACTGGCCTAGCTTCTATAACATGGGCAGAAGTTGACGCCACTTAAGAGGTAATCATGGCTCACACGGTAAAGATAACTAACATCTTACCCGGCAATTTCCGCTCACAATATCACGTATTTATATCGAGTGATGGAGCGAGTGGAGAGCTGACCGATCAGGTGTTAATTGATCCAGTTGCAGGCTTAGGCACTAAAGCATCAGACAAGATGGTTATTGAAAGAATAACCTATAACTTTGCTGGATTTGATGCTCGCCTTGAGTTTGATAATGGTGGAGTGGACGACAATATGATCTGGGTATTACCTGAAAATGGTGATAATGGTCTGGACTTTAATTCATGGGGTGGTTTAAAAGACTTTCCCGGATTGGATGGGTCTGGAGCATTACAGATTACCACTACAGGTTTTGGTGATGCTGGCGATCAAGGGTCTATTTTGATTATGGTGAGAAATAGCTAATGGGCAGGCGGCATACTTCAGTAAGCACGTTTAATGCTGGCGACAGTAACACGGTTTGCGATGTGACAAATTTTGTGGTGAAGAAGTCTGAAGTATTAAGGAGATGGGAGGGCATATACTGCATACCTGCAGCCCACCATCCACGCCAGCCACAAGATACGCCAGTCATACCTAAACCACAGCGGGTTTACAAAAACATACGAACACAATCAGAAAGCACAACAGAAGCAGATTCATTTGACACAATTTAGAGGGTTCTATGTCTACGAGTGGGATTTATACTTACAGCAGAACCTTAAACGAGATAGCCGAAGAGTCTTTGGATCTAATCCAAGCGGTTGGTGATGGAGAAGGGTTAGGCAATCACATAACTAGGGTTAAGGCATCTTTAAACGGATTACTTAAAGAGGCTCAAACCCAAGGCTTGCACCTTTGGACTCAGACAGAAGGGACATTATTCTTAGAGGTCGGACAAGCTAGTTACGACCTATCAACGGTTAAGGCTGCAAACACTTACTATGAAACTACCTTAACGGCTGCCACCTCAGCGGCTGCTTTAACCATTCCGGTTACCTCAGTAACAAATATTCAAGACGGTGACATTATAGGGATTATCCAGAACGATAATAATTTGTTTTGGACCACAGTCAATGGAACGCCTTCAGGGTTAAATGTAAATCTAGACGATGCAATCACACTGGCTTGCTTAGATGGGGCGGTTGTTTACAATTATCGACCAGGCACAGCTACAGTACCCAATTTAATACCTATTTCTAGAATCACGGATGTTAGACGGAAAGAGGACACGGACTATGAAATTCCAATCATATTTCAATCGCGTAAAGACTACTTTGGTCTTCCAAACAAAAATCAAGTCGGCACTCCTATACAGGCGTATTATGACCGTCAAGATGTCGCTGGTGAAACTTCGGGAACAATGTATCTTTGGAATGCGCCTAGCTCTTCCGTTCCTGTAATCAACTTTACTTATGAAAGAAAGATTCAGATCATGGTTGATGCTGATGATACTGTAGACTTTGCTGATTACGCTCATAACTATGTGGTTTATAACCTGGCTAAACGGTTAATCCCTAAGTTTGGTTGTAGTGAGAAGATGGCCCAGATAGTATTTGAGGGAGCTGAGAGTACTGAAAGAGATATGTTAGCTTACGGTGCTTCAATGTATCCTATCCAATGCAGGATACCTAGATCATGAAGCTGGCTCTAGGTGGAGTTTCTAAAGACTTCGACTCTAAAAAGAGTAGGGCTGAGGTTGTTAATCTATATCCTGAGGGTGATCGAGGCGGGGGATATAAGTGCGTAAAAAAGTGTGATGGTTTAACGTTATTTGCAACGCTGGCATTGAGTCCTGTTAGATCTTTACCATTTGTAAACGGTGGAAAGGTCTATGTTGTTTCAGGCACTACTTTATACCGAGTTGATACCTCTGGGACTGTAGAGACTTTAGGTGTTGTGGGTGGCTCTGGTAAGGCTCAAATTAAATCTAACGCTATACCGGGAGCTAATCAGATATGCGTATTGAATGGCTCGGGACAGGGATATATTTATACGGCAGCGGCTGGATTAGTTCAGATAACAGATGTGGATTTCTTCGATACAACATCAGTAACAGTTTTAGATGAGAGATTTTGGTTTGGCCGGGATGATACAGATGAATTCTTTGGTTCAGAGGAATCAGATGGAACCTCATATAATACTTTAACGTTTGGTAGTGCTAGCGAATCATCTGATAATGTTGTGGCGGTATTACAAAAGAAATCAGCGTTATGGGTGTTAGGCGAGGAAGGGATTGAATATTTTCAAAGATTTGACGACCCAGATTTCCCATTAAGAGCTGTAAAAGGTGGGACGAAAGAATACGGTATTTTAGTTCAAGATACATTGGCAGAGATGAATGATTACTTTGCTTATCTGGCTGATGACCGAACTATTAGATTGATGAGAGGAACCGAGTTAGTAGAGTTATCTGATTTAGAGTTTCAGCTTAAAGTGAAAGGGAATGGTACGTCAACAAGTCCAGGCTTTAGCACAGTAGATGATGCTTACGGGTTCTTTGTTGATGGGCCGGTACATTCTACTTACTACATAACATTCCCCACTGAGGGCTATACAAGGGGCTTTGATTTAAAAAGTGGTATGCCTCATACCAGGGAAAGCGAAGGTTTAGATTACTGGCGTGTTAATGGAGCTGTAAAGTTTGGCACTAAGATTATTTGCGGTGATTCGATTACAGGTCAGTTGTGGGAGTTAGATCCTTCAAATAGAACAGAGAACGATACGTTAATCAGGACTAAATTAGTCACACCTTCTGTTACATTTAATAAGAATGTAACGATTAGCAAAATTGAAATAGATATGGAAGTGGCACAAACCACTGATCCAACGATAACAGCTGAGATGATGGTCTACTACACTAAGAACGGTGGTAATACTTGGATTAATCATGGTCCTGCTGATGTTGGTGAATCTGGAGAACATGACGCAAGGGTTGTATTAAGATCATTTGGTAGGGTAGTTAGACATAAGGACTTCGCTTTACGGTTAGAAACAACTGATAACATAGGCGTCCAGTATTACGGTGCCGAGATTGAATATGAGGTCTCGATATAATGCCTAAGTTTCTAGATATTGCCTTAGATATCGGGGAAAAGAATCCAGATACTGGAGGTATTAAGGCTACTAACTATTTTGAAGATTATTTGCATGAAATAATAGATGCGATGGGCGGTGAGACATCTGAATCTGTTGTCACTGATGCCACAGCCTCTTTAATGTTGGCAGCTTTACAGGCTAAAGTCTCTAATCTTGAAAAGGAACTAGCTAACGTAGACCAGGCTAATCAAGAGCTGCTGCCTTTAAGGTCTAAGGTTTCTAACTTAGAAAAGGACTTATCTAACGTAGACCAGGCCAACCAGGAATTATTACCTTTAAGATCTAAGGTTCATGAATTAGAAAGAAATATCGCTAATGTAGATCAGGATAATCAGAGTTTAATACCTTTAAGAGCTAAGGTTTCTAATTTAGAAGATGAGATTAACAATTTAAACCAGGTTAATCAGACAGTAATACCCTTAAATAGCAAGGTTTCACAGCTTGAAAGTGAATTAAATAACGTAGAACAGCTACAGATAGAGCATATACCAGTTGTAGCAAAGGTTTCTAAATTAGAGACAGATAACGAAAATCAAGATGGGTTAATTGATTCTTTATCGAATGATATAGCTTATCTAAGACAACAGATTAATAAGTTGAGGACTGACCCTATGAAAGATTATTTTCTGGAGGTCTCTAAAGGAAATATACCAGGGCATACAGCGGTTGGTAAGTTTGGCGAGGCCCCATCAGGAATACAAACATCTCCAACGGATATTTGGTCAAGAGCGGATACAACGCCAACCCAGCAAATATGGCTTGCACCAACAGCTGCTAATACTCACACAATAAAAAGCGATAGCGCGGCTGATGTATCTGGTGGTACGGGAACAACCAGTGTAACTGTCTTTTACTTACCAGATTGGGATACGGCAGAAGCAAGCGTAACGGTAACAGGTGACATTAATACTGGCGTATCGATGGGCGTGTCATGCGTGATGATAAACCGCATGGTGGCTTTACCGCAATCTACAAGCACAGGGCCAGGACCAAATAAAGGAACAATCACAGCGACAGCAGCGGCGCCTTCTGCAACAACTATAACCTCTGCGATACTCCCAGAAGAGGGGCAAACCGAACAAGCAATTTACGGTTTCCCGTCTGGTTATAAGGTTTATATAGATCGGTGGTCTGGAGGAATTGATAAATCAACCGGGGCAGCTGCAAGCGCTGATTTTCAGATTAGATTCAACCCTAACCCAGATGTGCAGACTCTTGCATTTATTCGTAAAAGAGATTCGTCTGTTCAGAGTACAGGGACAAGCAAATTTGAAAATAGATATAAACACGACAATCAACTGACTGGGCCGGGAATTGTCAAGATCCAAGCAATAGCATCAGCGGCAGATGTGGATGGTTATTCAGAGTTTGATTTAATTCTAGTGAAGGATGGTTTCTAATGACAATTAAAGGCGGAAATACGGCAAACGTATTAATACTAATTACTGACACGACCTTGCTCCATCCTACGACTGGTAGAGCGGTTATTACATTTGCTAGCTTGCACGAACAGACAGGAGTTGAGGAAACTTTGGAACTGTTTGTTAGTACTGATGCTTCGAGCGCTGCGGGTGAGAGGATTCAGCAATTAATCTTCCCAGCTAACGAAACACAAAGCCCTACATCCCTAGCAGGACTATCTATTCCCAGTGGGAGTTATCTAATTGCCAAGGGTACTGCGGGGAGTTTGGTAAAAGCTGATTTAACTTATACACAATATACAGGGTCTTCATAATGGGGAATCCTATAAGTGACATTGTAAAAGTTGCAACATTAGGGCTTGTTGATTTAGATGAGCCGGTTGAAGCGGCCCAAGCACAGGCGCAACGCAATGCCCAGGCGACAATAGATCAGGCTGCTCAGAATGAGGCGCTAAACCGTGAAAGGTTTGTCTATGCCCAGTACCTGATGAACCCTCAAATTGGTAGGTCTAATGTCGCTAGTCAACAGATTATGCGGGAGCTTGGACTACCTCAGAGTGCATTTGGGCATGGTTACGGGCCTCGATACCAGAATTATGGGGAGATGACTCCAGCGGGATCGGTTTCTCAGCAAATGGCAGGCCCTTTAGATCGGGATTTTAATAGCAGACTAGACCCAGGTGGGGCTTTAGGCGAGGCTAGACCTCCAGCACCTCCTAGAAATACGACACCAGCAGCCCCGCCAGCAGCTCCAGCATCAACCCAAACGATGGGCGAATACATACAGGCTATCTGGGAAACAGACCCTAGACGGGCTGAACAGATGGCTAAGGAGTTCATGGAGAATGGGGGAGATTGGTCTGACCCTGCCCCTAACTCAGCTCCAGCAGCAACTGGCGGCCCACAACAAGTACAGCCTGGAAGAGTTGCCTATAAAACAATGGTCTCACCTCAAAACGTGGCTTATGGAAGGTCTGGAGATCCAGGTGGTATAACAGGCGGCTCTAGAGCACCAGCTAGCTCTGAAGACCCAAATAACCTAACCCAAGGTCGTGAGGGCTGGATTGGGGCTAACGGCACATTCCAGCCAGGTGTGAGACCACAATATGGGCCATCCATGGCTAACATTGGGACAGCTCCGCGTATAGATATTGATTGGAATGCTGCTCCAGAGATGCAGGCAGGAGCTGGAACACCTAGCTCTGGAGGGCAGTTGGAATACCTTAATCAAATTGATCCTGATGCTGCTAGGCAGTTAATGGGTGATTACTTTGAACGAGATCCCAATGAAACTCAATATGAACGGCTGACTGGCGAGCTAGAGCAAACACCTGACTATTTGAGCAGGAATAGAGATTACCTGACAGATCCGGGTGATGCTTACATGCAAACCCCAGCTTATCAGGCGATGATGGACGAGTCTTTAAGGGCTGCGGGTCAATCTGCTACGGCATCAGGCGCAACTACATACGGCGGGCGAAGGTTGAAAGCAGCTGGCGAAGTGGGTGCGGGTGTACAGCAGAGCTTTTATAATAATTATATGGGACAACGTGAGCGAGCTTATGAGAATCAAATAGGGAGGGAGGCTAGCGCTTTCCACAACCAGCAAGCGGCCAAACAATCCTACTACAATAATTACATGGGTATGTTGCAGAACATGGCATCACCAGCAACATCCACTAACCTGGCTGGTATGGCTATGAATCAAGGCGCGATGATTGGTAGTCAAAATATGTCAGCGCAACAAATGGCAAGTGGGTATCAGTCTCAAGCGGCTCAAATCCCTGTCGATCAAATGTCTGATCAGTTTGGAATGATCGCTGGTGTTGGTAGTGCTATGTTGGGCGCACCTAGAGCACCATCTAACCCTGGAGTATATATTTAATGGTTCAATACACACCTTATTTAGCTCAGGCGGGCCAGATGATCGGGCAGGGGATTATGAATCGTGGCGCTCAACAGCTCAAGCAGCATCAAAACGCGCTTGTTGGTAAAGCTATGAGTGGTGACACACAATCCTTACAGGCATTAATGACAGCTAACCCGACTTTAGGTATGCAAGTTAGCCAGCATGTGCAGAAAAGCAAGGACAAGAAAGCCCAGGACGCGCTAAATAAATCGACTCAAGACAGATCTTTAGAGAAAGCCATGCAAACCTCAATGGAAAACCTCACTACACAAATGGCTGGGTTGCCGTATGAGGAAGCCAAAGAGCTATTTCAAAGAGAGGCGCCTAGGTTAGGTGAGATGTTCCCAGAGATAGGAAAGATTGTAGGTGGTGGAGATCTGGATTATTCAGAGGAGGATCACGGGAAGATTGTTAAACAGTTTGGCACCGAATCAGGGCTTACTAATATACAAAAAGGCTTAGGGCCAGATGGTAAAATAGCTATCTTAGGGTACAACAAAGAAACCAATCAAATGGAAGTAATTGAAGGCGGCAAGCCTGTGCCTAGCAAGGGTATGCGCATAACCATGGCTGATGGGTCAGTTGTCGAAACAGGTGTGCCAGTTGGGGGCGGGTTAACGAAGTCCAACAAAACCCAAGTAGGCAAAGACCTCTTGGCCGCTACGGACGCACTATTAAAAGTTAACGATATAGCGAAAGGGTTTAAGAAAGAATATCACCAGTTTGCCACACGTTTCAAGATTAAAGGCAAAGGGCTTATATCATCACTTGGCGGTGAAATATCTCCAGAAGACGAAAAAGAGGTAGCTGATTACGCAGACTATAGAGCTAACGCTGGTAGATTACTGGCAGAGACATTAAGTGAGTTATCTGGTGCAGCTGTAACCCCAAGTGAGGCTAAGCGAGCAGAAACCTACATCCCCAAGGTTGGGTCTGGGTTATTTGATGGCGATAACCCTATTGATATGCAAGCTAAGATTAAGAACTTCCAGAAGTTTCAGATGAGGGCAGTGGCACGGCTAAACTTCATAAGAACAAAGGGAATGGAGATAGGCGATATTCCTCTAGATAAAATGGATTCAATAATTGAGCGGCGTGGTGAGGCAATCGAGAAAGAACTAACGGATAATGGAATGCCACAAGAACAGGCTGAGAATATGGCACGACAGCAGCTATCTAAAGAGTTCGGGCTGGTGCGATAATGGGTAAGTATTCAGAAATGCTATTGAATCCAGCTGATGAGGCAGAACAGCCTAAGCAGAAATATGCTTCTATACTGGAACCTCAAGAGGTAAAGGAGACAGGAATAACCTCTGAAGGTCAAGCGGTGGGCGTATCCCCAGACTTTCCAATCATAAGAGATCAAGCTGTAGAAACTCCCGCCTCTGGTGTTGATGCTGCTGATGTAGCGACAATGGTTAAGGCTAACTTTGTTGATGACCCTAAAACACAAATGGCAATCTATGCGGCTGATCGCTTTCCTGATGTGCCACTAGCCCAAGCGGTTAAGAGATACAAGGTTGTAGATAATAAGGTGGCTTTTACCACTGGCGAGAAATTAGCAGACGGACAATTTAAATATTACTTTGAAAAGCCGAGCTCATTAAAAGGTATGTCTGAAAGGTTTATAGCTGCAATCCCATCACATGGCCCAGAGGTGGTTATGTCTTCCATTCTTGGGACGGCTGGATTCTTTAGCGGTGGCACAGTTGGTGGCCCTCCCGGTGCTTATGGTGGGGCTATGATTGGTGGCGGCACTGGAGCGGCTGGCGGGGAAGGATACAGAAAAACCATAGGTAATCTATTCTTTGATGAGCCTCAAACGGTTAAAGGCAATGTAGAGGATATGTCTGCAGCATATCTGGGCGGCACGTTTGGAGAAGCTGTTGGCGTTCCCGGTGGGCTGTTATTCCGCAAGATGCTAACAAGAAAAACAGTTCAAGATATTGCTGAATTAGATAAAACACAAACACAATCACTAATTGATTTAGCTAAAAGTAAGGGGATTGATTTAACTCCTGCCGAATCATCGGGATTACAGTCTTTAATATCCAGGCAAGAACTATTAAGGGATTTACCCGCGTCTGCTGATGTTATTCAGAACTTCTTAAAGTTACGATCTGAGCAGGTACAAAGAGCTACCTTAGATATGTTCGAGGATCTAGCGCCTAAAGTCAGGTCACCTGAAAGAGGTTATAGGGGTGGAATAGAAGGGGCTCAGAACAAGCTTGAGCAGCTTGAACTTAAGCGACATAGAAAGTCTAGCCATAAATACAAGGAAGCATTTTCAGAACAGAAAGAGCCTGTAGATATAGACCCTGTTATAGCAAAGTTAGATGAATGGCAAACTATCGGCACTAAAGAGGGTTTAGAGGGTGGCGCCACAAGAGAACAGGCGACGATGATTGATGACATCATGGGCGAGCTAAGACAGAACCCGGTTCAAGATGGCATTGAATTACCCCCGGTTACTAAGGGAAGTTTAGAGGCGTTACATCAGGTTAAATTGAAACTGGATAAGATGATTGAAGCCATTCCAGAAAGCCCATCAGCCAAGCAAAAGTTTGATGAGGTTATTTTAACTGACGTTAAGAAAGAGCTTCTAAAGCAGATGAAAAAGGCTAGCCCTAAGTATGATGAGGCTCGCGCTTTACACGCTAAACATAGCAAGCCAATAGATGCGTTTAAAGGTACGTTTGCTTCCGATATCGGAGGCCTAGATATTAAAAAGGCTAGGCGAGTAGGGTCTATATTATTTGGTGCAACCTCAAGCCCTACAGAGATTAAAGCGGCCAGGTCTATGATTAACAGCATTGATCCTAATGCTTGGAATGGGGTTGTTAGATCTTATCTTGAGGAAGTGTTTAACAAAGGCTTAAAAGATTCATCAATAGGCGCTATTGGAAATATTGGTGGAAATTATAGGAAAGCTATATTTGGTAGTGATGAGGCTAGACGCAGATTAAGAGCCGCTTTAACACCTAGACAATACTCAGGCGTAAAGGATCTTATGACAGTCCTTGAGGCTACGGGCAAAGCCTTTAAGCAGCAATCTAATACTATGCCAAGACAGGTAGCTAAAGAGGCTATGGAGGCAGAGGCAGAGGGCGTGGTAAGAATGGCGGACG